TATAGTATTCCTTAATGAATCGTATTCTGGCCGTGTTAGGTTCTTCACGATGAAACACAGTAGCCGCTGCAACCATATATCTAATCTGAGGAGTTTCATATATTTCTTTCGTGCTGCGATTACGCACAAGATATTTTTCAATCAATTGTTCAATAGCTGCATAGCTATATTGTTCGTCTTTAGAATGATCTAACATGTCATTCATTTTATTCCAATCTTCTTCAGTATACCATTCAAGAAGTTCTGGAGTATAAAGACCTACTTCTACATTACGTTTTACAATAGCATAAAGATGCGGAACATCATAGGAACCGTAGACATCTTTACGCAACATGCTCAATCTCTGTTTGCCGGCTACATATTGGTAATTTGTGTTGCCAACATCTGGATTGGCTTCGATATCGATGAGATCAACGATGGCACGTAGAGTGATTTCATCAATTTCTCTAGTGGTGATGCCATCGTGAAAGTGCGGCTGTGCTTTTATTTCAATCATTGACTGACTTACATCAGCAATGCCGCCGCAGACTTTGCTAATCTGGGCTTGCCATTTTTCAATGGTCAGTGGTTCTTTTGAACCGTTTCTTTTAATAACTGTGATGGACATCTTATTCTCTACATTAATGGTCTGATATTTATAAGGCTGTATCACTGGACCAGATTTTGCTCGTGTCCAGTGAAAGTAATTCGTTTATAGGTCTTACTGACCTGTATTCAAGGTTTAGAACTTGATTTTCAACCACAAGAAAGTAATTTTTTTCTTTCAAATTTTTAGAGGTTGACATATGTATCTCAAAATGATTATTCATAAACCGCTGAGTTAATTTAAGAGTATACAGCATGCCTAAGACAATCGCAAGATCATCTAGCTTATTATCCATAACAAGACGCCAAGGATCCGGCCAGCCATTGGGATTGGAAGGATTGAGATAGGAACTAACGAAAGGAGCCTTGCTCCAAAGTTGTGCAACATCCTCTAAAGGCGTTTCACTTTGTTCTAATTTTTCTCTGAAGCTTCGCCATTCTATTAGTCTATCTTGAGCAGATAGATCAAACACCGCTGGTGATGTCGTATTCGATAGTTCCAGTTCGTCCAGATAACACAGGGTTGATATATGATAATAGAATAGTGTCATTACCGCTGTCTAGATCGTTATCTGCCAAACTTGCTGTAAATTCAAATCCTGTCATTATGGTTCCTCCCCCTGAGTATTGAAATTCATCAGATATTTCTATATCTGTATTTTGAGAATTGACAGCAATGGTTATTTGCCCAATTCTTCTGTGTTGATCTAATCTTAAAGAATAGTTAATGGTATAAAATTTACTATCTGCACTTAATACACACAACAACCTTGCACCATCACTTAAATAAATTTCTGAATAGTTTCTATCCACCATGCTGGCCTTACTGGCATTATCAAACTCTACCTTACTACCTGTGAGACTTGAAGTTACAATGGCAGCATTTTGATGTCTATTGCTTGAACAATCGTTAAGCATATTACCAAATGATTCACCAAAATATACTATGCTAGTAGTTGGGCTTGATGCGCTATTAACATTGTTGCCAACATTAATAAATTTACATCTTTGAAACTGTGTGCCTCGACCGGCTGTTGAATAAAACGCTTGATTGGCAATTTCTTCAAATTTGCAATCATCAATATTCCAAAGAGTTCCCTGACCAACAACACCGCCTACATAGATGGCCGTATCGCAGACAAAAAATTCACAGTCCTTAAAATTAACATAGGTATCAAATGATAAAGTCTGTTGGCATTCTATAGCCAACTTAGTGTCTTTAAATGTACAACCAATAAAATCCACATCTGTTACCGCGGTGCCAAACAATGTGTTTTCCCAAAAAACAGAAGCACTTACGTTTCCACTACCGTCAGTGTATTCATTCTTTGTTGGTGTAATGTTTGAATTAATTACACTTGAACCAGATGGTAAGCTATCTACAGTAAAATTACTTTGAACTGTGGTTGCAGAAACTACACTTGACAGACTTGTAATTTTCACGGCGTTACCAACTATGGACGCAGAGAAAGATAAGTTGAATATGCTGTCAGCGTTAAGCTGGCCTTCAAGTGCGGATAGTAGGGCAGAGAATGAGGCACCGTCAATGCCAAAGTCAACTTGAATAGTTGTACTTACACCTGTGCCGGATACTCTGATGAAACCACCAGTTGATACAGCAGAAATATTATAGGTACAATTGGCATTTTCTGGTACAAAAACTGTGTCACCTAATACGTATCCACTTCTCCATGTTACATTGTTAAACTCACAATTTTCACTATTAGTGATCACTGTCTGTCCGTCTGCGTGGTCAATGGTAATATTTTCAATACGAATACCAGATGGACGACCACTCGGATCTGTGAACACAATGCTATTATTGCCCATTTCTAAAACTGTTTCAGCGGCATTTTCACCGCGAATAATAACACGGCTAGGCACGACCAAATTGGCACTAAAGAGATAATTACCGTTTGGTACTTTCAATACCTTTTTATATTTGTCATCGGTGTTATCAAACAATTGGTCAATGGCGTTGGCAAAGAATACGCTACAGTCTGTAGACCCGTCTGGTACTGCACCAAAGTCTACAACACTGACTTCGATTTCGTCTAATTTAGTTTGTAAACTTCTAGGCACACTTAATGTTATGCTTACATCATTGGCGCCAAAACGATAGCTACCTGCTAGGCTAAGAATGTTGTCGTGTTCTGTGAGGATCTTTGTATTACCTACAGCAGGAGCACCTTCTGCAACAGATCCGTTACCTATGAAAAGTTCTTGTGAGTCTACAGCCCATGCAAACTCAGCTGAGCTTAATTGCGGAACTCCGATGCCAGAGTTTTTCTGTCCTCTACGGACTTGGATTTTGGAAATTTGCACTACGGCCATAAGATATTCACCCTTATTTGGGTATTTATCTTATTGGGTTAGTACTTGTTTTAGTCCTAGTAATCCTGTAGTGTAGTATTCTTCAACCTTACTAAGCCACATATCCTGATATTTGTTGAAATCTTCAGCTTTAACTTCAAATTGCTGATACTCAAATGCACGACTGCACATAAACACAATGCCACGTTTAATATCCGTACCATAAACTTCATTATGTGCTAGTATATAGGCCACTAGTTGCATGTAGTAATCTTCAACCCATTCTGCTTTCTTGGGTTTATTGGTCTGTTTGTAATCCATAACCGCAGGTTCGCCGTCATAGATTCCCACAAGGTCTGTGGTACCCGAATATAGTCCAGGATAGTAAAGGCTCTGTTCCATAGCCCACACTTCATTGACCTTACTTAGACCATTCTGAATAATTACGTCTGCCATTTTATTGGCCTGTACATGAACAGGATTATTACCAGGTTGACGTTGGATGCCTGCGATAAAACGTTCTAGATTGGAGTGCATGGCTGTACCTACACCAGCAGCTTCTGTGGTAATTTGTTTTGCCTTTTCCTCACCAATGCGTTTCTTCCACTCGTTTAAGTGGGTCATATCTTTGGTCGCACCCAAAATAGTTGTCACTGAAGGCAGACTCTCACCGTCTGGAGTGAGATATACACGTTTCCGTGTTACGGGATCATTTATCTGTTGACAGTTTTTATATTGGAATCGTTCGACGAACGGAGGAGGATTAAAAGTAGTGGTCATTCTGTATATATTACAGAATTAAAAATGGTCTGTCAAGCCTGGGCTTGTAGTTGCTGTGGAGCAGCAGATGCAGCAATTTTGTCAACAGCGGCTTGGCTGTCCTGTGTGCCTGGAGGATTTTTGTCATCCGGGGCACCCGGAACTTTCAGTTCGATACCATCGTCGTTGAAATTTTTAACCATACCCTGTAGTGCAGGGCTTGAATCGTACATGGCTTTGAATGTTTCGTAATCTGCTGTTAATTCAAATCCACTTTTTTTAAGAATGTTGTTTAGACCATTCCAGTTTAATTTGGCCGGGGCTTTCTTGCTTGATGCTCGTCCAATAAAGTTACGAAGCACCATAACAAATCTATCAACTTCGATACCAGCATTACCGCCAAATTCAAAAAATCTCATTTGATTGTTGCCAACTCTTTTTGTAATTCTGCTTTCTGTTTCTGTAGCTCTTGAACTTGTGTGTCAATATCTTTCATTTGCTGAGTAATATTGTCTTTACGTTCTTTAGCTTGCATTGCTGCCATAGCTAAGGCCTTTGGATCAGGAGCCGCACTAGCTGCTTGACCAATAGCCTGACCGGCTGCTTGAGCTCCTGTCTTTACAGCACTACCAACAGCTTTAGCGCCTGTAGCCAAAGCTCCGCCAACTGCTCTAGCCCCTGCCCCAAGGGCGGCCCCTACAGCTGGCAATAGCTCGTCAAGTTTTTGGTCTTGACTGAATTCTTTTAATTTCATCCTGCTAGAACTTTTAGCAAATTGTTTTGACGTTGAATGCTTTCACGTTGCTCGCGACCGGCTGCTTCCATACCACCTGCTGCTGGCTCTGCTGCGGCGAACTCATCGCCACCTTCAGCATCCATGTCTGGTTCAGAATTCATAGCATCTGGTTCTGCGCCCATATCGCCGGTATCTGTTTCAGCACCAAGCATACCTGCTGCCTGTTCTTCACCAGTTAGTGTGCGAACACCACTGGCTAGAGTTTCACGTGCGCTCTTTAGATTTTCAAGTGCGCCTTGAATAGCAGGTGCCACTGTGCTAATAAAGTTCTTAGCCTGCTCTTGTCCCATTTCGTCGCGAATAGAATCGCCTAGTTGAAGAAGTGTGTCATTTTCCATACCGGAAAGTTCTTCAATCCATCGGCCAACTCTGTCCACCATTGTCTTGGCTGTTACGATCGCACTGGCCTGTTGGATCTCGCCTTCCTGTAACTTCTTCATATCTTCTCCTGTTTCAGTTGATTCGTTAGCGTTCTTGTGTTTCCATGCTGTTGCATAAGCAATGGAACGTTCTTTGTCTGTAAGCTCGCCACCCTTGGCATAGCCTTTCTTTATGTGTTTGACCATTCGCTCATATTTGTCGCCAGGTGGTGCTTTTTCCATAGCAACATCTTCAGCTTGATCACTAGGATCAAAATCCATATCTCCATAGCTATCTTCAATTCGATCGGCCATCCTTAATATAATATCTTCAAAATCGTCATCTGGGTGTAATCTGCTGTCTATTGCGATGTCATCATACATATTTTGAAGATATCTGCCCAATTCGTCGCCTCTACTAAGAGCATCATAGATTGCATCAAACGGATCATCTGCTTTGATTAAATTATGCAGTTCCATATCTAGATCGGAACTAAAACCTTCATTGGTTTTATCTACAATAGTTTCTCTTTCTGCAATTTCAGAAACTATAGCATCAAGCATAAATTGTGCCTGAGAAAGAGTGTCATTTTCAATATTCTCATTAAAATTGCTGCCGCTACGAACCTGATAAATTTGTGTACGTAGTTTATTGCGAGCATCTTCCAATTGTTCAAGTGAAAAAGACTCTAGGTTAAGTTTGCGGCCAAAGGTTTTGAACATACTTTCGTTGAGCCTTTTGCTGCTTCTGTTAACTGTGAAAAGATCTGTAGTTTTCATAGGTGTGATCCGTCTTAATGTATTATTTAGCTAAGAAACTAGCAAAGAGTCTACTGTTTTTTTTGCTGATCGAGCACGTTCTCTGCTTTCGCAGTAACGAGCCCAGAATACATCAGCCTTGTCGTAATCATTATTACTTACGCACTTTTCATATTTAGAGCGTAGAAACTGACTTTCGTGAAACCATTTCCCATAACGTTGGTCAGCGTTATATAATCTCATCATGTCCGTAGAGTAAAAATTCCGTGCCAGTAGATTGGCCAATTTAATAGCCACAGCATTTAATGACACTTCTGAGTACATTAGCTGGTGACCTTTGTATAAATGCTTTATTGCCCCGTCACTGACAATGAGTACATCACCTACTAGAATACCTTCTTTGGTTTTTACAGGCGGAATTTGATTAGATTCTATGAGCTTGCGATTGGTTTTCGCAATGACATAGTCTAACTGCTTTTGTAGTTCAGTCATGAATATAGGACTCTTGAGTCCTATATTTAAGTGGGTATATTAACCTATTAGAAATTTAAATAATTTGTGTAGGTTATCGTTGGTCATCCAGCCTGCACCGGCTAAAAAAGCTAAGGCAGCAATACTGTATATAGTATACTTGTTTTTAACTTTTTCTAAGCTGCTGATCTTAGCTTCTAAGGTACCATGAGCTGCCTTAGCTTCGGACTCCATTTCGTCAAGTCTATTGTAGTAGCGTTCTCTGTTGGCTCTATATTCGTCAAGCATATGATCAAGTTTTTGATCCAACTGCTCCCTAGTACGATCTAGACAATCATGCATGTCTTTGACACCTACTTTCAGGTCGTCAACTTTTTCGTTTAGATTTTGTACCTTAGTTTCAACTATACCAAGTCGCTCTTGCGTGGTAGGCATTTTGTCTCCAAATTAAGTCAAGGTCCGCTCCGGACATGTGCCTAATAAAAATGCCTAAATGTGAGCCTTTGAAACAGTATTTATCAACATTAGGTAATCTTAGTTACCCAGATGTTCATGTCTTTACCCTTGGTTTGAAAAGCTGAGGGTATCAACGCCACTGTATTATTTAATCCATCTATGACAGGAACACCATGTAGATCGTCTAAAAGCAAACCAACATCATCGTTGCCTTTTTGAAATACCCAATCACGTTCTACACTAAATGTCCATATCCAATGTGTTGCGGCCCCGTCAAATGGTAAAGGTAGTCTACCATCAAGCTGTCTTGGATCGCTTTGCCAATCAACATTAGATCTAATACCTATCGCCTGAATAAGGCTATTAAAGTTAGCCTGTTGACCCACTAGTACTTTGTCTGTGCAATTTCTATCTGGCCTAGACCTAGTGATGTCTACTAATGATATAACTTGATATGTCTGCATAATAAGGGCATATTATTTACGCAGATAAAAAAAGGGCGGAATAAATCCGCCCTCGCTTCCCATCCCTAGGAAACTTTTTATTACATATTTTCTAGGTCTGTTGGCTCTGTTACTGTTACAGTATTTGTATCGCTTAATGTTGCTACGCCACTGGCTACAGCAAATGTACCTGTGTCTAGAACCTTAGCAATAAATCCTGCTACAGAATTGATGTCTGTCTGGTGCTTGTCTGCTACCATGTAAATTTCTAAACCAGTGCTTTTGAACTGGATGATTGAACAGAAAGAACCTAGTGCATCAGAAATCTTTGCTGCTGCTGCGTCTGTTGCTGCAACTGCTAGACCTGAACCGTTTAGGACTACTTTGTAAACTGTCTGATGATTTAGACGTTGAATTGTTCCACGAGCTACTGCTGTAGGATGTGTTCTTGTAAATGATGCCATGATATTTTCTCCTCTTTATCTATAGTCCCGCTCCGGGACTGGCATGTTTATTTAGCCCAAAAGGAAAAAACCGTGTTGTTTGGCTGGTTTTTAGTCGGCTCTGAAAGGAGTCCAACGATCACGTGGCACTAGTTTCACAGAGTCATCACCTGTAACATATCCCTCACCGCCAGGCTTGCCGCCTGTGGATGCTGTGATATCGCCCTCAGCTTGATCAAGCTCTGCAATAACTTCATTTTTCGCTGCCATGATTAATGACACTAATTGAAATAGTACATCTAGCACACCCGGGTGAGCATCGCTATGTACCTTGATCTTACTAGCTTTACTAGGCGTTTTTGCTACAAAATTAAGGAACGCTTCTGAATTGATTTGGTCTAGTTGTTTGGCCTTAGCTTGGTTATTCACAAAAGAATAGATTTCACTTTGTAAGTAACCCATGCCCGGCACAGGCGTTAGAAATTTGTTGATCTTGTCTTGACTAGCAGATAACTTGACAATTTCGCCTAAGTTGTCTGCGCCCACAGCAGGTCTATGGCTAACATAAGTTTGTCCATAGACAGCTAGTTTAGGATTACCACTGAACAATTCTGGCTGTGTAAAATCCTCTCCGCTTTTATCTCCAAAGTATTCAAATACCTTATGAGCTGCCACAGCTACTTGTGCTTGGGCTAGTTTGCGTCCGTCTTGGCTGTTGCCCTTTACAGAATAAGAAGTTTGATTTGGAGTAAAAGTTATACGCCCGTTGGCTCCTTGGTAGGGTTTGCCAGGATGGAATAGGATATCTCCGTAGACATAACCACGGAAGTCTTTTGGAGTAGCTGCTTCAAATATTGGCCACATCGCTGCCATGTCGCTGGCAAATTTGGCACGCCATTCTTCGCCCTTACCTCGACTCATAATAAATGATTGTAGTTCTTCAGGACTAGAACTCTTACCTTCTTCTCTGCCCCAGTTGTTTTTACCTACCATACGGAAGGTACCATCTTCGTCACGACCCCAATATACAGTTGGATTCCCGTCCCACTTGATTGAAATTTTCTTTTCTGGACTTGCTAGGCTTTTTAATACCTTAATAGCACGTTGCGCACCATTGTTTTCTGTGAATACTAGATCTTCAAGGTGATTGAATTCACGGCCTACTTTCTTGGGAGCAGGTGCTTCTGCCTCGTATAAAAATTCAAAGGCTCTCATTTTACTATGTCTATAAGGCGTCTCATTGAGCCTATACTTCCAGGTTGATAATTTTCTACGGCTTCTTTTTTAGGAAGCTCAACATTTGATCTGCCCAGTGTTTCTCTAGCTGCCGCTACTAATTCTTCATAGTTAGGCAATTTCTTAATGTAGTTTATAATGCTTTCTACACTTCTAATATCTTTAACGCTGGCAGTTTGTCCTAATAATTGTTTGGCTATGGTATTCCAATCATCACCGTTGGCTACAGGTTCGTTGGTCTCTGGATCAACTAGTCCAAACTTAGGACTGTACTTCATGCCTCTGGCTCTAGCTATACTGCTTAATAATATGTGACGATGTTCACCTCTATAGGGACTGTCAGCAATACCACCAAGCATACTGCCTTGTTGAAACTTAGGATTGGTACTAAACATAAAATCTGTTTGGGCAAATCCATTAGACTCGTCTCCTAGGATGGGTGTTTTTAAATGCACACTATCACCAGTCTTTTTTACAGACTCCTTACCAAAGGCTGCGATCAATTTAGCAGCCAGTTCATCTTTGTTAACTTCATTGGCATCTACTGACAAATCAAGGTCGCCGCTATCTGCTTTACGACCCGTCGTTCCTAACCACTTTATAGGTACATCAGCTTCGTCTTTATCCATGGTAAAATCAATACCTGTTACTTTTTCTAGGTATTGGATAGTGGCAGGAATTTCGCCCTGTTTAATACGACGAGTAAGCGGCTGCTTATCAGGCCCTTTGAATACGTTGCCGCCTTCTAGTAATTCAGTCATTCTTCTAACCTACGTTGTTGTCTGCGGCTTTCTGTAATCTTACGTACACCGCGTGTAAATTTTGCAGGATCTTGTCCACGAATAGCATTAACAAAACGTCGCTCTAATTCATCTGCTTGCTCTGGAGTGTAGTGTTTATGAACACTTTCTAACAAATTGATAGCAGAATTGATAATATTGGCTGCACGACTTTCTATAAGTGCATCTGTATTACGAGCATCTGCTATACTGTTAAGTTCTTGCAGAATTGAACGGGTTCTGAGCTTCATAAAATCATCCTATCGTGTATTTAATCAAAATTTGTAGTAAGTATAAAACTATCGGATTGTTGCTGCTCTGCAACAATTATTGCTAAATATCAGTAGAAACCATGAGTTTCTTACACATATACATAGGATTATAACATGAACCGCATATCAAGTAAAATGGCCTCAATCCTTGAGCGCCTCGCTGAAATGTTTCCCTCTGGTAACTATCAGTCACGCCTAGATGCATATCTAAATACCAAAAGTATTACCGATGTTGCTACTCTAGAACACTACATCAATGAGTTTGACCGCTCTCAAAAGGAGAATTATCTATGAAAAATCTATTCGCAAAAATTCTAATGTTTTTAGAAGCTGCCAGCGTGGCCAGAGCAGCTACAGTTCTTACTCGCATGGGACGTTGGCGAGAAGCGCAGGCACTAATGAACAAATAAGTGCCATAAACTATTGTTAAAACTCAAATAAAGATATATAATAACACATACACTAACACACAGGAGAAGTATTATGTTTACACCCGCATTTTTTATTGATTCATTTCAAGATACAAAACGTATCGTAACCAATCAAGTATTCAAAGATCCTACGCTGAACAAAGCAGCTAATGATTATATCACAGCACAAACTGTATTTGCCAAGATGTTGCTCAACAACACCATTGACGTTACTAAGTACAGCGTAGATTCTATTTCAAAAGTTTTATTTCCACAGGGTGTGGAGGTAACCAAAGCAGTCAGGGCTAAGGCTGCTAAACAGCCCGCAGACACAAACACACAAGGAGAATAATATGACACAAGAATTTACAAAGACATTCACAGATGCAGCAGACAAAATGAAACAATTTGTGCCGCAAGTTAGTTTCAACAAGAACGGTTATGAAATCCGTGCTCAAATGCTAGAAATGGCGCAGACTCAAGTTTGGCAAGATTATCATGCCAAGTGGGGCGCTTTTACAACCAGCGTTACCAAAGATGGTAACGAAGTAGTGACCAAGGTAGAAATGCCTACTGCCCCTGGTGTTGAGCAGGTATTAGAAGCTGCTGAAAAGTTTTATGCTTTTGTTAATACAAATGCTAAAAAATAAATTATGAATTTATCAGCCGCATAGCGGTATTATATATGCTAGAAAGGAAAAGGGCTCTTAGAGCCCTTTTTCATTTTGTAAGTCGTGCTAGTCGCAAAAATCTAAAAATGTTCAAATACAGATATCCTATGTCAATTTCCCATATTCTAGAACTTAGTTTAGGACTAGCAGGATTGCGATGATGGTTATTGTGCAATTCCTCACCACCAACTATGATACCCCAAGGCACTATATTGCGACTGTTATCTCTAGTATTATGATTGCGATATCCCCACCAATGACCTACGCCGTTAATCACGCCTGCTGCCCAAAAAGGTATCCATAGCATTTGCACACCCCATACCAATAGGCCCCAAGGGCCAAAAAGAACAAGGTCTATGACCAACATCAATAGAATCCCTAACCTATGGTAAGGGGTATACAAATTCCTTTCAATCCAATCATTGGGAGTTCCGACACCGTAGGCATTGACCATAGCTTGGTCTTTACTGGCTTGGTTATAAAGTAAAGCACCTTTGAACAAAACCCGTTTGATACCATAGACTATAGGACTGTGCGGATCACCTGGCAGATCTGTATCTTTGTGATGTTTTCGATGTATGGCCACCCATTCTTTGGTTTTCATTCCTGTGGTCAGCCAAAGCCAAAAACGCATAAAATGACTTAGCAAAGGATGGAATGATATGCCTTTGTGAGCTTGTCCTCTATGTAGATAAAGGGTCACACATACTATAGTAATGTGTGTCATTATTAAAGTGGCAAGTATTATAAGCATGAGTTATTTATGAGTTGACAAAGCTCAAAAATGCTAGTATACTATGGACATGAAAAATAAAATTATACTTACAGATGCAGACGGTGTGCTTCTAGATTGGGAGTACGCATTTGATGTTTGGATGAGTCAACACGGTTTTAACAAAGTTGAGCCGCTCAAATATAACATTGGCACACGCTACGGTATTGATCCAGAACAGGGCAAACGTCTAATTACAATTTTCAACGAATCTGCACATATTGGATTCTTACCCGCTCTACGTGACGCTATGTTCTACGTCAAGCGACTGCACGAAGAACACGGCTACGTTTTCCATTGTATCACCAGTCTCAGCAAAGACGAAAACGCCCAACAGCTACGCAAAATGAATCTGCGTAAACTGTTTGGACAAACTGCCTTTGAAAAGTTTATTTTTCTTGATACAGGTGCAGACAAAGACGAAGTGCTCGCTGCCTACAAAGATACGGGATATCTTTGGGTTGAAGATAAAATTTCAAATGCTGTGGTAGGCCATGAATTGGGCCTTAATAGTGTGTTGATCGAACACGGTCACAACATGGACTACAGTGGCCCAATCCCCCTAGTAAAGAATTGGAAAGAAATTTACGATCTAGTTCTTGGCAGCAACTAAATTTGATTTAAAGATTTCCCAGGCTTTTTCCCAAGTCCAGCGGAGACTTCCTTCAAAGACCTGTTGCCTGCTTAGTCTTAGAGCGTCGTCAACTGCCTGCTCTAAGGTCCAATTCAAACAACCGGTCACTCCTTTTTCTACCACATCGATTGGTCCTTGGCAGGGATATGCTGCCACAGGTGTACCACAGGCCATTGCTTCTATCATCACTAAACCAAAAGTTTCCCACTGGCTAGGAAATACAAACACATCTGCATTTGCATAATATCTTGCTAGATCTATTCCTGTTTTATAACCAGCAAACAATACGTCAGTGTATTTTTTTTCATAGAAGTCCTTCATTGGACCGTCACCTACCATAATTTTTGTGCCGTAATAGTCCAATTCAAAAAAATCTTCTAGGTTTTTTTCTTTACTAATTCTGCTAACACAGACCATTAATGGTTTAGGCCATTGAGTTTGTTCTCTCAGAGTTGGTGTAAAAATTTTTCTATCTACACCTCTGGTCCAAGGTACTATCTCACCATCAAATCCTTGGTCTTTCAACTGTTGTACCATGGTATCTGTAGTTGTAAGAACCTTTCCGCTGTGTTTATGAAACCAACGTACTACAGGCCAAGTAAGGCTTTCAGGTACACCAAATAGTTTTCTAATTCCTTCTGGGAATTTAGTATGATAAGCAGTATTATAGCGATAACCGTGTTTGTCAAGATATTGTCTAGCACACAGACCCATAGGACCTTCGGTGGCGATATGGATATGATCCGGAGATATCTCCTCAATCGCCTCGCCAATCTTCCAGGGAAAGGCAATCTTGAGTTCGTTGTAGCGAGGGCAATCAATATGGCGGAACCTCCCGGGATCAAGATAAACAATACGATAACTGTCGTGAATCGCCATAGCCTCAATATTTTTGTAGGTCGTAACAACACCATTGATCTGATCCTGTAAATTATCAGTTATTACTAGAATTGTTTTGGTCATTTATCTGTGTCCAATGAATTATTTCCCAACTTCCGTTCCAATTTTCAACAAGAGCGGTCATTGACTCAACCCAGTCACCGTCGTTCATATATTCGATATTTTTGATCATCTTAATATCAGCTTTATGAACGTGTCCGCAGATCACTCCATCTGCTTTTTGTTTATTGCAGTAATCTGTAATTAGTGTTTCAAAATCACTCATGAAAGAAACTGCTTCTTTGGTTTTATTTTTTAGATAGGCGCTAAGACTCCAATAAGGAAGCCCAAACCATTTTCTTATCTTGACTAGCACGCCGTTTATTATCAATAACTGAGTGTACAACATGTCGCCAAAATGATATAACCATGTTAGCTTATTTCTTAGAGCGGTATCAAACATGTCTCCATGTATTATCATGTAGGTCTTACCGTTAATGGCAGTATACCTACATTGGTTGACCAGTTCTATATTGCCAAAATGAATATCAAAAGGCAACAGATCTCTAAGAGATTCGTCGTGGTTACCAACTACGTAGACAACTTGTGTGTCACGTTTGGCCGCAGTTAAAATTCTTCTTACAACATTGGTGTGGCTTTGAGGCCAATAGTATTTTCTTCTAAGGCGCCATCCGTCTATGATATCACCCACTAGGTAAAGATTATCACTGGTATTGTTTTTTAGAAAGTCGCACAGTTGTTCAGCTTTACAACCGCGTGTGCCTAAGTGTATGTCACTTATGAAAATAGATTTGTATTTTCTTTGCATTCAGTATTTAAAAAAAACATTTAAAAAAATTATTACGATTTTATTAAACTATAAGATAAAAATAGGACCTTGCGGTCCTATGCTGGTTACGGGCTTCCAGCACCACCCTATCGTTGTGGTCGTTTTTAGTGTTTAATTTGACTCCAAACACGATTACGAATATCAGTTTGAAGTTTATCAGGTAAATGAACATAGTCAAGTTCTGCGCTTAACTTACCACCGTTTTTGAATGCCCAATCAAAAAACTTGATAACTTCTTGGCTGGCTCGCTTGTCTGCTGGTTCCTTGTACATTATGATAAAACTTGCTGTGGTAACAGGCCAAGTATCTTTGCCGCCTTGATTTACAATACTCAAGCCCATGCCTGGCACTGAGAACCAATCTGCTCCTGCTGCGGCTGCTGCAAAAGTTGTGTCATCGGGGGCAACAAAGTTACCAGCTTTGTTTTGTAACAACATATAATTCATTAAATTCTTTTTAACATAAGCATATTCAACATAACCAATACTGCCTTTGATTCTATTGACGTTAGCTGCAACGCCTTCGTTACCTTTTCCACCTACTGAACTGGTAGCAGGCCATTTTACTGCTGCTCCACGACCTACACGCTTTTCCCACTCTGGGCTTATCACAGTCAAGTAATCAGTCCAATTAAAAGTAGTACCTGATCCATCAGCACGATGAACCACAGTGATATTCGTATCTGGTAACTTTTTACCCGGGTTCAATGCTTGTAATTTTGGGTCGTTCCATTTGATAATGTTTCCCATAAACACTTCGGCAAGCACAGGTCCTGTGATACGAAGTTCACCTGCCTTGAAACCGTCAAGATTGATAACAGGTACAGTACCGCCAATAATAGCAGGAAATTGAACTTGTCCCAATTTATCAAGTTCTTCTCCTTTTACTGGCGCATCGCTGGCGCCAAACGATACTGTTTTATTGTTGATTTGACGAATACCACCTGAACTACCAATACTTTGATAGTTTAAGGTATTGCCTGTGGCCTTGTTATATGCTTCGGCCCATTTGGCGTAGATA